TAATACTTCATTCGGTAGTAATGCAGCAGTGTGTGTATTAGATTTCGGTGCTGTTAAAACTGCAACATCAGGAACATTTACAATTTTATTTCCAGCATTTACAGCAGCAGCAGCTATTTTAAGAATCGCTTAATTTTTGGAGGGCCAGGTGGCAGATATATTTTTTAATTATCGCCACTTGGTTTCGCCATATTAATAAAGGATTACTATGGCTGACGTTATATTTACAGTAACAGTTCCTTTCGGAACAGGTGGTGGTTATTACATTGATGGGGTTCAAAAACCTGTCATATCTGTTGTAACAGGTGGCACATTTAGATTTAATCAAAATGATGCAAGTAACGTTTCACATCCATTAGCATTATCTACAACAACAAGCACTGCAGGAAGAATTACAACAGGAGTTGTTTATTATTTAGATGGTATTACTACTCAAGCAGATTATTATAACGTAACTTTATTTAATGCTGCCACTGTAAGATATATAGAAATTACAGTCACACAAACATCAGATTTTTATTACATATGTAATGTTCACGGCTCAGGTATGGGTAATGTTATGGATGTTACAGTGGATTCATGGGGAGCATTAAATTGGAGTCAAGGTGAATGGGGGCATCAACCAGAAGATGTTACAGTTTCTGTAACTACACCAGGTGCAATACCAACAACATGGGGTCAATCTACTTATGGAAATTATGCTTGGAATCAAATTACTGGTATTGAATCTCAAACGGGTGATGAATTAATTGAAGCTGGTGCTAGTGTAATTTTATCTACAAATTTATTAACTTCTTCTGTAAATACAGTTTCTGCTGAAATAAATTTTGCAATTACAGTATCATCTAATTTAATTAATTTATCTATTAATTCTGTTTTTGCAGGAGAAAATGTAATTGTAGAAGTAACAACTCCTGGTTCTTCAACAACATGGGGACAAGGTAATTTTGGACAATACGCTTGGAATCAAATAACTGGTTCTGAAATTGATATAGGGGATGAAACAGTTCAAGGAACTGGATCACTTACTTTATCTGGAGTTCAATCTAATACAACAGTAAATACAGTTTTACTTACTGCAGATGCAAATGTAAATGTAAATACTAACATTTTAAATGTTACTACAGGTACTATTCTTCAACAAACTAGTATTGATGTTTTTGTAACTGCACCAGGTGATTTACCATGGGGAGCAACTTCTTGGGGTAATGGTTCGTGGGGCAATATTGGTGGAATGGAAGTTTCTCAAGGAGCTGAGGAAGAAGCGGTTCCTTCTGTAGAAGTTTTTGTATCAACTAATTTATTAACTTTAACTTTAACATCTATTGCTCAAGTTACTGGAGACGCTAATATTACAGCTAATACTAATTTATTAACAACAAGTTTAGGTAATGAAGAAGCTGTACCAAACACTATTGTTTCAGTATCTACAAATTTATTAAATGTAAGCGTTGGGTCTGCTTCGGGTGAGGTTTTATCTACAGTAAGCCCCACAGGTGTAAATATGACAGCTTCTACAGGTCGCTTATTTATAGCTGCCTGGGCAGTTGTAGATATAGGGGTAACTAATACTTGGAGTGTGGTTGACATAGCGGCTTAATGAAACTAAAATTAGATATTATACATAATTTATAAAGGATTTTTATGGCATCATCATATTCAACGGATCTTAAACTAGAACTAATGGCTACGGGTGAAAACTCGGGTACATGGGGAACAAAAACTAATACAAATTTAAACCTTTTACAACAAGCTATTGCAGGTTTTCAATCAATAGCACTTACGTCAACTAACACAACTTTAGCAATGACTGATGCTACAATATCAGATGCTAGAAATGCTGTTATCAAATTTACAGGAACAATTACTGCAAACTGCACAGTGTTTGTTGCAAGTGGTATTGAAAAAACATATATTTTAGAAAACGGCACATCAGGTGCTTTTACTCTTGCTTTAAATCAAGTAGGAGGCACTTCAGCAATATTTGGTGCAACTGATAAAACTACTAAATTAGTTTATTTAGATGGTACAAACGCAAATGATTTAGGATTAGTAAATCTTACAAATCCTGCTACATTAACTAATAAAACTTTAACAACACCTACATTAACATCTCCTATTATTAATGAAATTGATGATAGTAATGGTAATGAAGAAATTATATTTACAGCGACAGCTTCTGCAGTTAATGAAATAACAATTGCTAATGCAGCGACAGGAAATAATCCAAACTTTACAGCATCAGGAAGTGATACTAATATTGGTATAAATTTTACACCAAAAGGAACAGGTTCAATAACATTTAATGGTACTGGTAAAATTCAAGCAGTTGAAGAAAAAGTAACTGTAACGGCAGTAGCATCTACTGGAACAATTAACTATGATTTTTTAACTCAGGCTGTTCTTTATCATACAACAGTGGCTACAGGTCAATTTACAATAAATTTAAGAGGTAGTTCTTCTACAACTCTTAATAGTATGTTATCTGTTGGTGAAGCATTAACAGGAGCATTTTTAAATACAAATACTACTTTTTATGTTTCAACAATAACGATTGATGGTTCATCAACAAACGTTACGCTTGAGTATCAAGGTGGTACTGCACCATCAGCTGGTAATGCAGGAATAGATGTTTATTCATTCACTGCAATTAAAACAGCAACAACCCCAGCATATACAATTTTAGCGTCGCAAACTCAATTTAATTAAGGAGATTTTGTAATGCCTTTAATTTCAACACGTGGAGCTGGTTCAGCAAAAGGATTTGGACTTACAGCTGGAGGAGCAGCAGCACCAGCATTTGTAGATTTTTTAATAGTAGCAGGTGGAGGCGGATCAGGCGGAGGTTACCACGCAGGTGGTGCTGGAGCTGGAGGATATAGAACTTCTTTTCCAGGTGGAACAAAAATAGAAATTTTAGGCGGAATTAATACAGTAACAGTTGGAAATGGTGGAGATGGTGTAGTCGGAGATCCAGGTTATCTTCAAGGTAATGATGGAGGTAATTCCTCAATTGTTGGAAAAACAACTATAACTTCTGCTGGTGGAGGCGGAGGAGCAGGTGGATTCGGAGCTGGAGGAGGAAGATCAGGAGGCTCTGGTGGAGGATCAATTTATGAACCCGCTGGAAGTGGAAATGTCCCTCCCACAAGTCCACCACAAGGAAATCCTGGAGGAGTAAATCCTTCTAATGGTGGCGGAGGTGGAGGCGGAGGAGCTTCTGGTTCTGGAGGTGTTGGTCCAGGGGGTACAGCAGCAGGTGCGCCTGGCGGAGCTGGTTCATCAAATAGTATTTCAGGTTCATCTGTAGGTTATGCAGGTGGCGGAGGTGGCGGAGCTTATGGTATGGGTAATGGAGGAGGCAGTGCATCAAGTGGTGGTGGAGCTGGAGGCCCTTCAAGTTCACCAACTGGAGGTAATGGTACTGATGGTACAGGTGGTGGCGGAGGTGGATCTGGAACAGCACCAGCACCTGCTGGTAGTATAGGTGGAGATGGTGGAAATGGAATAGTTATTATTAGAGCCCCTTCTGGAGCTAAATTTACAGCCTCTCCAGGTACAAACACTGTAACAAGTGCTCCTAATGGAGATAAAGTTGCTACATTTACAGTTTCTGGAACTTTAACTTATACAGGGGGAATAGTTTAATGGCTGTTTGTGCGAAATTAGATATATTAAATATGGTTATTCAAACTTTAGTTGTTGATGATTCTATTGTTGATAAAGAAACTTACTGCACTAATACATTTGGTGGAGTATGGAAAAATGCCCCTGGTCAAGTAAGAAATGGGGACATATATGATGAAAATAAAAATGCTTTTATAACTCCAAAGCCGTATCCTTCTTGGACGTTAAACTCAAATAACATTTGGATAGCTCCTGTTAGTTTTCCAACTATTGTTATAAATACTAATGCCACACCAATAGAAGAAGGTGTATATCCTACTTATGCAATTCTTTGGTCAGAACCAAACTTAAGATGGCAATCCATAAATGAAAATAGCCAAAATATTTACTGGGATAATGCTAATAATTCTTGGGTAATTTTTTAATACTTTACAAATAACTTAATTTATAATACATACTAATATAGAAATATATGTGGTGTAAATATTATTATTGGTATTTTAAATCTGCCTTATCTGATGTTTTTTGTGATAAGATCATAGATATAGCTTTTAAAAAAAAGAAAAAATTAGGGACAATAGGTAATTTAGATTCAAAAAAAAATAAAAAAATAATTATAAAAAAAAGATTTTCTAATGTTATATTTTTTGAAGATCCTGAAATAGATGATGTTATAAACAGTCATTTAATGACTGCAAATAAAAATTCAGGTTGGAATTTTAATATTACAAAAAAAGAAAATAATCAATTTACAATTTATGGTAAAAAACAATTTTATCATTGGCATAAAGATCATCATGAAGATATAAATAAAGATCCAAATTCCCCTTTTTATAATACAATTAGAAAAATATCTATGACAATACAGTTATCGGATCCAAAAGATTATAAAGGTGGTAATTTAGAATTTTTTTTACCAAACAATAGCCCAGAAGAAAAAAAAATTACCAAAACTACAGAAATACTTCCAAGAGGAACCATAACATTTTTTCCAAGTTTTATATGGCATAGAGTAACTCCTGTAACAAAAGGAACACGCTATTCTTTAGTGACGTGGTTTAGCGGAGAAACTTTTAAATGAATAAAATATTAATTGTTGGAGGAGGAACCTCTGGTTTTGTTTCTGCTCTTATTTTAAAAAAAAGATTTCCTAAATTAATTATAGACATAGTTAAATCAGATAAAATTGGAATTATTGGTGTTGGAGAAGGCACTACTGAACATTGGTTAGAATTTATTAATTTCTGTGGGATAGATTATAAAGAATTAATAAATGAATGTGATGCAACATTAAAATATGGGGTAATGTTTGAAGATTGGACCAAACATAAATATTTCCATAACATTACTGGTTATTTAATGAGTATAAAATATGGTCAATATTTAGGGGGATATGCTTATTCTGTTATTAATAATTTAAAACCAGAAGAATATACAAGTAATTTTGTATTTAAAAACAAAGTTGCAAAGAATGATTTATCAAATCAATTTCATTTTAACACCTTTAAATTAAATTGTTTTTTAGAAAAAAAATGTAAAGAAGCAAAAATAAAAATATTTGAAGATGAAATTGTAAATGTTGTTACTAAAAATAATAAAATAACAAATATAAAAAGCAAAAATAAAAATTATAAATATGATTTTTACATAGATAGCACTGGATTTAAAAAATTATTAATATCTAAATTAGGAGCTAAATGGATATCTTATTCTGAATATCTACCAATGAACGAAGCAATTGCTTTTCCATTAGAAGATACAGAAGAATATTCCCCGTATACGTTAGCAAGAGCAATGTCTAGTGGATGGTTATGGAGAATACCTACACAAGGAAGATGGGGAAATGGCTATGTATACAATAATAATTACATGACACCAGAAAAGGCTCAAAAAGAATGTGAGGAATATTTTATTAAAAATAACATTAAATTTAATAAAATTGAAATATTTAAAAACATTAAATTTGATGCGGGCGCTTTAGATAAGCCTTGGATAAATAATTGCTTGGCTATTGGATTAAGCGCTAGTTTTGTTGAACCTTTAGAGGCAACTTCAATAGGTACTTCAATACAACAATCATTTTTATTAATTCATTTAATAAATAATTATACAAAAGAAGACATAGATTTATACAATGAAAAATTTAAAAATATTGTAGAAAATATTAGAGATTTTATAGTATTACATTACATGGTATCTAAAAAAGATAGTAAATTTTGGAAAGATTTAAAATTAAAGATACCTCATACACTAGAAATAAATTTAAAAAAATGGAGAAATAGACTGCCCATAAATGAAGATTTTAATGGAAATTATAATTTATTTAATTCTCATAATTTTACAGTTATATTAAAAGAATTAGGTTTGTTAAATAAAGATGCTATTAAAAAAGAATACGATTTATTAAATAATTCTATTAAAGAAAACATTGAGCATAGAGTTAATTCTCATATAAGTCATAATTTTTTTAATGAAAATTTAATTAGCCATAAAGAATTTTTAAAAGAATTTAAATGAGTAATTTACAACAAATATTTTCAGCGGGTATTTCTATGTATGTCTTAGACAACATAGATAATAAACGCATAATTGAATATGCGGAAAAAAAAGAAAACTATAAGTTAAAAAAAGGTAAAAAAAGCATATTAGAAAATAAAATATTTAAAGAACTTAACAATACAGTTGAAAATAAAATGCAAGATTATTTTTTAAAAATTTATTCAAAAAAATACAACATTAAATTAAATAGTGCTTGGACTAATGTAGATAATGATGAGTTTATTTCCATACCCCATGTACACACAGAAGGATTTTTATCTGCTGTTTATTACCCATTGTCCACGGATGGAAAACTTGTTTTTTTAAATCCAATGGTTGCTTTACTATCAAAGCAATCAAATGATATGATTGAAAATTATAACGAGTTCAATAGTGAATACTATCAAATAGACGTTAGAACAAATTATTTAATAATTTTTAATTCAATGTTGCAACATCATATAATGTATTCAAAACAAAAAAGAATTTCAGTTGCATATAATGGAATAATATGAAAAACAAATTTGAAAAAAATAATTATTATGTAGTTAAAAATGCAATTCCAAAAAGTTTAACTAATTTTTGTTTTCATTATTTAATAGTCAAAAGAAAAGTATTTGATACCTTTCACAGTAAAAATTTATTAGATATAGCAAAATTATATGGGACATGGGGAGATGGACAAGTAGACAACACTTTTTCTAGTTATGGAGACATAGCGATGGAAACTTTATTAATTTTTATTAAACCTAAGATTGAAAAAGTAATGAATAAAAAATTAATAGAGACTTATGCATATACAAGACTATATAAAAATGGAGATATATTAAAAAGACATATAGACAGAGAATCGTGTAGATTTTCTACTACTTTAAATTTAGGTGGGGATGCATGGCCTATTTTTTTAGACCCTACAAAAGGTAAAAATAAAAAAGGTATTAAAGTTATTTTAAAACCAGGGGACATGCTAGTCTATAAAGGTTGTGAATTAGAACACTGGAGGGAACGATTTACAGGAAATATTTGTGCTCAAGTTTTTTTACACTATAATGAAATTTCTTCAAAAGAAAAAAATAATAAATTTGATGGAAGAGAACACTTAGGATTACCTTTTAAAATTTAATAGAATCTTTTTTTATTTTTTGTCTTAATTCTGCTATTTGATTAAATAATCTTTCATTTATTTGAACTAACGTTTCAATTTGAATTTCAAGCTTTTCAATTACTTGTTTATATTCAGCATTTATTAGTACTTCATTTTTTTTAACTGAAATTTCCATTTCAAGTTTTTCTTTTAATACTTGTATAATTTCATCTTTATCCATATCTTGATATATACTAAATTTTGCCGTAAAAGTAAATAAAGATGTTAAAAATTAACTATAGTTGTGGAGACTATCAATTCATATTTAAAAATATTGAATTAAATCATGATAAAATATTTAAAGAAATAAAAGATTTAAAATTTATTAAAGCAAAAAAAAACTACGATATAGAAATAAGTGCTTCAAATAAAATTTTAGATGTCTTGCCGTCTAATAAAATTATTAAAAAAGTTATAAATAAAAAGATAAAAGAAGTTATAGATAATCATTTAGAATATAATATAAAACATAAGATCATTACTTCTTGGGCTACCAAATCATATCCAGGTAATGAAGATGAAATGCATAAACATAAAAATTATTGGTTAAGTGCTTGTTATTATCCACATGGAAGTAAACAAGATAATTTTAAAATTAATTTTAAATCTAATAAATATGAACACTGGTTTATACCTGTGAAAAAATATAACATGTTTAATAGCGAACTTTATAGTATAGAGATAGAAAAAGGAGACTTAATTATATTTTCATCAAATTTATTTCATTGCCCAGATAAAAATACATCTAATATTATAAGACATTCTATAGCTATGAATATTTTACCAATAGGTAAAATTGGCGTATTAGATTCTGAACTAATCATGAAATAATATTAAGATGTATAAAGAATATAAAAATTTTTTAAATAAAGAAGAAAAAAATATTATTAACAATTCTATTTTAAATAATAGATTGTTTCCTTTTTATTGGTCTCAAAATCAAACTTTAAAAGATTCAGATCCATTTTTTTATCATTGTATTAAAGACCCATATCACGGAGAAGAAATAGTTTCTAAAGAAATGTTTAGTTTGTTTGAACCAATTTTAAAAAGATTTTGTCATAAATATAAATACACTTATAGCTATTTAATTAGAGCAAGTGTAAATCTTACTGTACATTTAAAAAATAAAACAGGAGGAATACATAAAGACCACGACTTTAAATATCAATCAATACTTATTTATTTAAATAATTGTAAAGATGGATATACTTATATTTACAATAATGATAAGGAAGTGATAGCAAAAATAAAGCCTGAACAATATAAAATATTATATATGGACGACGTTTACCATTCAGCTAGTTTTCCAAAACATGGAAGAAGAGTAGTATGTGTAATGACTTTTAAATAAAATGAAAATAAATAACTTAAATATATTTCCAGTTTTAATTAAGTATGTTGAAAATTTCTTAAATGCAGAGGAATGTAAAAATATATTAAAAGATTTTAAAAATATTAAATTAACGGATCATTTTCTTTTAAAAGGAAATGCAAAATCTTCTTTTTTTAAAGAAGATAAAATTTTAAATAAAACTGATAAAAATATATTAAACAATTTAAACAAAATATCTAATGAATATGCAAAAGAGTTAGGATTGAAAAAAATTGTAATAACTAATTCTTGGATTAATGTTCAAAATAAAAATAGTAGCTTTGATAAGCATTGTCATCCAGGAAGTGTTGTTTCTTCTGCTTTATATTTAAAAATAGATGATAAAAGCAGTCCTATTAATTTTTTTAATCCAAATCCATATGCATACATAACTCCATTTGTGACTCCAAATGAAACAAATTTTAATTATTTACAATTTAAACCTAAAATAGGTGATTTAATATTATTCCCTAGTTGGTTAATGCACAGCTCTGAAAATGGTATAAATAAATCTAAAGAAAGAATAGTGTTAAGTTTTAATACTGGTTATTATTAAGTTATACCTTAATCTTTTAGGCTTACTTAAATGATGCTATAATAGGCATAAATATGCCACTAAAAAAGATACCCTTACCTCCAGGCTTTGATAAGAACGATACAGCATCTCAAGCAGAAGGACGTTGGGTTGATGGAGATAACGTACGCTTTCAATACGGATCACCTGAAAAGATAGGTGGTTGGGAACAAATTAATTCATCTATATTAGTAGGGGCAGCTAGAGATATACACTCTTGGTTTGATCTAACGGGTAGACGCTATGTGGTTATTGGAACAGATAAAGTTTTATATATTCTTTTTGATGAAGTGTTCTATGACATTACACCACTTAGTACAGCACTAACAAGTTGTACTTATACATCAACTACAAGTTCTACAACAGTTACAATTAACAAAGCTGGACATAATCTAGTTGTTGGGAATTTAATTAAATTTACAAGTGTAACAACACCAGGACCAACTACAACAAGTTTTACAACTGCTAATTTTGAAACTAATTCATTTGAAGTTAAAACAGTACCAACTGCAAATACCTTTACAATTACTATGCCTGTTACAGAAACAGGAACAGGAGTTACTACAGGTGGATCACTTATAACAAATCCTTACGTTATCGTTGGACCATTAGCCGCGACACTTGGTTATGGATGGGGAGCAGGTACATGGGGATTAGATCTTTGGGGTACTTCAAGAACAGTTTCTAACACAACCATTGAAGCCGGTAACTGGTCTTTGGATAATTTTGGAGAATTGTTAATTGCAACAATTAAAGATGGACAAACTTTTTCATGGGCTCCAACAGCAGGAACAGGTGTTAATACACGTGCAACTATTGTAGCGGGTAATCCTACAGCAACAGTTTTAACAAGAGTATCAGACAGAGATAGGCATTTAATTCATTTTGGAACAGAAACTTCTATTGGAAACGTTGCAACTCAAGATCCAATGTTTATAAGATTTTCAGATCAAGAAGACATTGAAGTTTATGAACCAACATCTACAAACACAGCAGGTACATTTAGGTTAGATAACGGAAGTAGAATTGTAGCAGCAGTTAAAGGTAAAGATTATATGCTTATTCTTACAGATGAAGCAGCTTACACAATGCAATTTGTAGGACCACCCTTTACATTTAGCATACGTCAAGTTGGATCTAATTGCGGTTGTATTGGACAACACGCAGCAGTCTTTGTAGACGGTGCTGTGTATTGGATGGGTGATTCTGGTAATTTCTTTGTATTTGATGGAACCGTTAAAACATTACCATCTTCAGTTGAAAACTTTGTATTTACTACAACAGGAGATGCTTTGGGACTTAATTTTACAAATGGTGAAACAGTGTTTGCAGGACACAATAGTTTATTTACAGAAATTAACTGGTTCTATCCACAAGAAGCATCTACAGAAATAGATAGAGTTGTTACTTATAATTACGAACTTCAAACATGGACAACAGGTTCACTTGCAAGAACAACATATGAAGATGCTCATGTATTAGAGTATCCAAGTGCTACTAAATATATAAGCACTTTAACTCCAAATACTCCTATAGTAAATGGTATTAGTAATGGAGGTAGTTATGTATTTGCACATGAAGTAGGTGTGAATGAAGTTATTAATTTAACAAGCACAAATACAACAAGTGTTGTTATATCTTCATTTATAAGATCAGGAGACTTTGATCTTGATATAGAGGGAGATGGTGAATTCTTTATTAAGATTAGAAGATTCATACCTGACTTTAAATACATAGATGGTAATGCGAAAGTAACTTTATTCTTTAAAGCTTATCCAGCAGATTCAACCACGGCTCTAGGACAAACAACTGTAGGTCCCTTTACAGTATCTTCAACAACAGATAAGATAGATACGCGCGCGCGAGGGAGACTTGCAGCTATTAAAATTGAAAACGATGCATTAAATGATAACTGGCGTTATGGTATATTTAGACTTGATATACAACCAGACGGTAGAGGCGGAAGTGCTCCACAAACATAATGGCTAAAATAAATATTCTTATACCGGAACCACAGGATCCCTACACGGTTAATAATTTTAGGCAAATTAACCAAGCGTTAGAGACTTTACAAAATCAATTAAACACAAGTTTTAACGATGAGATTCAAGAAGACTTACAAACTTTAAGTTGGTTTTTAATAGGAACAGGTAGAAGAAGTACTCAAATAAATCCTTCAAACGGAGCATTGATTGTAGGAACTCAATTAGCTACAAGTGTAGCACAAGTTACAATAACAACCACATGACAATAGTTTATAAAGTACAAGGATATGATTTGACGACATCAACACTTACAACAGTGTTAACGATTGATGCATCATCAAGAGCAATAGTTAAAGAAATAACTTTAGCTAACGATATAGGTTCATCTACAGAGGTTAATCTTTATTTAAGAGATAGCTCTGCCTCAACTGATTATAAGTTTTATCATATTATTGTTCCAGCTAATAACACAGAATATGCTGTTAATAACACACTAGTTTTAGAAGAAGGGGATAGTTTAAAATTTCAATCGGCAACTGGAAATGCTATCTCTGGACAAATATCATATGCTTTGATAAATAGATCTCAACAAAATGGCTAGAAAAGTAAGTAACGGTTCGGGTTCTTTTATAAAACAAACCAATAAAAAAAGACCAGGTAGACATAGTAAAAGACCTAATAAAAGAAAAGATAAAAAAGAGTATCGTGGACAAGGAAGACGTTAATAGTATATAATATTACTTTATGAAAACTACAATAATAGATGGAGTTGAGGTTCCGGTTCTACCTGCAAAAGCTGTAGAGACTATTAAAAATAAAACTACTGGAGAAGTTTACGACTCCATAGCTGAATTTAATGCAGATGTTGCAAACCCTAACACACCTACAAAAGCAGAAGATTTACAAAGAGACGTACAAATAACAGTTGCATCTTTACAGGTATTTGGTAAAACCAAATAATGAATCCATACGGTGGTACCGAAATTCAACTAGAATACTTACACAAGTACGTATCAAAAGAACTTCTTGATAAAGTTAATATCACCACATCTATTCCAGAAAAGACACCTCTTGTTATAAACAAAACAAACATCCTTTGGGTTCATAATAGTTATGATCAACCTAATATTTATCCTTGGTTCAAGAACAAATTAAATCATAGAAAATATGATTGGTACGTGTTCAATTCACATTGGACATATGAAAAGTATAGAATGATATTTGATATACCAACAGATATATCATTAGTTATTAAGAATGGATTTGATGATGATTTAATATTAAAGACTGAATTTAAACCTAAAGAAAAATTAAAGTTGGTTTATACTTCAACTCCTTGGCGAGGCTTAGATGTTTTACTTTCTGCTATGGAACAGATTAAAACAGATAAAGTAGAATTAGATATATATTCAAGCACACAAATCTATGGTGATGCTTTTAAAAACATAACCGATAAACAATTTACAGCTTTATATGATAAAGCAAAATCAATTAAGAATGTTAAT